ATGAGCGCGCTCGTCCTTGATCGCATCGCGGTATCGCGCAACCGTCGCGAGATTCTGGTCGATGTGAGCATTACTTTTGCTGCAGGCCGGTTGACCGGCGTGATCGGCCCCAACGGCGCCGGCAAATCGACACTGCTCGACGTCGCGGCCGGGTTGCTTGCACCGACGGCAGGAACCGTCCTGCTGGGCGATACGCCGATCGCCACCCTGCCACGAAAGGCGCTTGCCGCTCGACGCGCCTATTTGCCCCAAGCACCTCGGGTCGATTGGCCCATCAGCGTCGAACGGGTCGTCGCTTTGGGTCTTACCGCGCATTTACCCGCATTCGGCGACCTGCCGAAAGCGTGGCAACCAAAGATTGACACGGCACTTTCCCGCTTCGATCTGCTCGACTTGCGCGATCGTCCCGCAACGCAATTGTCGGGCGGTGAACTTGCCCGGGTCATGCTTGCCCGCGCCACCATCGGCGCGCCGGAGGTGCTCATCGTCGATGAGCCAACTGCCGGCCTCGATCCCCGCCATGTCCTCGACGCCGGTCGCAGGCTTCGTGCGCTCGCCGATGCCGGATGTACGGTTATCGTCGCGCTCCACGATCTCGATCTCGTCGCACAGATTGCTGACGACATCGTAATGATGAAGGCGCCAGGTGCGTTTTCGCACGGCACAGCGGCTGCATTGCTGCAAAATGGACCGCTTAGTGAATTGTACGACATCGACGTCAAGGTCCATCGTGACGGCGACTGCCGGATCATTCGATTTCTGGGGTCCAAACCCGATCAGCGTATTGAGGGATGGTAGTTTTCCAGATTCACTGAAGGATGGATCAGGAGGAGTGAGGCATGGCGCTGTTGTGGTTGTCGGATGAAGCGTGAGCGGCGATCGAGGTACGGCTCGCGCTGCGCTGCCTGATCGCGCATTGCCCGGAGCGCCGGCCGCTCGACATGTTTTGGAACTCGGCCGGGACCGATCATGACATCGGACGTGCCCAGGGCTGCACGGCAGCGCTGAATGGAATTGTGAGACAGCTCGAATTGAACGCTGCAGCGTGAGGCCCAGGTGGAAAGGCGTCCGCATATGGAAAGCGAATAGATCTCAGAATCACGCAACGCCTGCTTCGCCAGCGTTCACGTTCGGCCGCTGAGAACCAAATCAAAAGTGGGCATGAATGTGGCCACGAGATCTTCGTTTTTGATTTTATCCTGTAAAATCAACGAGATCTGGCGGAGAGGGAGCCCGTCACAAATCGGCGAGAAAATGGCTGATTTACGCCATTCCTGCGGCCACGCCTTGATATGATACCCCTACTTGTACCCCAAGGCAAAAGTTAGGCTCCCGATCGGGCATTCGAACCCCGGCAGACGTGCGGTGGCTATATCAGGCCGTCCGCCACGATGATATCCCAACCCGTTCCAAGAACATAAGAAGAACGCTATAGTGCGCGCACTGACCGATTCGCAGAGGAATGAACCTATGTCCCTCACCTCCACTGCCGCCCGGCAAGAGACCTTCGGTGAATGGCTGCTTGTCCAAGTCGATCGCCACGGCCCCATCGGTGAACTGGTCAAGGCGGCCAAGGCCGACCGTGCCTTTCCCCGGCTGGGCTCCCCCGACGACGTGCGCAAGCACCTGAACAAGATGCAGGCTGACGGCGATATGTTCGAAGCCGTGGATGACGCGGAAACGGACTGGCTATGCTACTGAGCGGCGAGCCCGGCGGCGACAATGTCGTCCCCTTCCCCCGAGAGGGCTTCCTGATTGGCAATCAGCATTGCCGTTGCCCAGGCCCCGAATCCTACTTGATGTGCTTCCTGCCTGCGGGTCATGATGGGCCCCATGGTTGGGCCGACTGGCGAGGGTGTCGGGTCTGGGTTCCCGGCCTTCAGCGCACCGTTCCATTCAAAGGCTTTGCGTCATGACATCGACCGACCAGCAGTTCCCGCCCTACCCCGAGATAGTCGACCTTCCGGCTGGACTGACCGAGCACGAGCGGTACGCTTTCGCCTTCCGGCTGCTCGAAGAGCAGGGCGAAAACATTGGGGATTACCTGTTCGCGGCGGTCCGCCAGGCGACGACCCCCGATCTAATGGTTCGCTGGGCGGAAATGGCAGAACTAGCCCAGCAGATTTACGGGGAGCCGATCACCCTGACCTATCGGGCGTGCGACCGTATGGCCGCAGAGCGCCTGGACCGAGCCGCCCCGATCGAGACGAAGCACTAACAGGAGGCTCGAATGGATTTGGTTGAGTTCCACCACTCCGACGGACGGCCCGTGATGATTGACCGGGAAAGCGTCTCCCTGATGGAGCCTCATATCTCAGGGGCTGGCACATTCCTCATGATCGGATCGCCGGAGCGGCCCCATGAAATGCACCTCCGAGAAGACTACGAGACCGTGAAAGGGAAGGTCACGGAATCCGTGTTCGAACGCGCACTGGCCCGGCTTAGGGAGAAAGACGCCAAGGACAAAGCTCAGCCCTGATGCGCTGTAGCTTAGGGAGGGCGAGAATATAAAGGTGGAGCGGCCCGACGGGGTCACACCGTCCTCGCACGCGGGGGCACCGCGCTCGTCCGCTGGACGGGCCGCAACAATCTGGTGAATCTCTTCGCCGGAAACTGCAAGGGTCTATGTTAAACATAGACCCTCCTGCCCGCCGATCATCCGTATTCCGGCTTCGGATAGGGCTTCGCCGGATGGCGGCAGCCTTTGGCGAACCGGGGCTTGAGGAACCGCAGGTAGCGGAACTGGCGCAGGTCGTGGCGAACCGCCCGATCCTTGTTCGCCAGCAGGTGCGCGGCGCGCGGAGCCTTCGCCCGCTGGCCGCCCGCCGTCATCAGCGTGTTGTGGTAAAACTCGCCATCCAGTTCCCAGAAGATGCCGCGATGCTCCCCATGGAAGGAGAAGCCCGCCGCCTGGTAGACGGTCCCGAACAGGCCGCACCGCTCATCCGCGAACGACTGTATCCACTTCACGGTCGGCCGAACCCGGCGAATAAGCCGGATCGCCGCCGCCAGCGAACGGCTTTCGCTGTTCCGGGGTGCCTCGTCATCGAGCCACATCCGGTTCAGCTCCAGATATTCGTTCATGGCGGTGCCGGTCACGACGCTGCCGGCAGATGCCGGGTTCATGGCGTAACCGAATTGCAGGACGCCGAGCAGCCGCCCGCCGATCCACACCCCCAGATGCAGAGTGGAGCCGCGATAGACCCGGCCGCTGTAGTGGTTGGCGATGACGATCCCGTTCGCAATCTGCCGGTCGAGCAGCGCGACGTGAAAATCCCGGTCGCCGAAGCCGACGGCATCACCGCCGCCGATCGGAAAAAGGTAGCCCGAGGTTTCACCGGCCGCGCCACGCGGGCGCGCGAAATCAATGGCGGGCGCAGCCGCCGAAAGTAATTCCTTCACTTTTCAAGGTCCATGGATGGCCCCGCCCGGTGCACGGGTGCGGGGCGTTGCGGCTAGGCCAGCCGCGCGTGACGGATCAGCGGTCCGTCGGTTGCCGTGTTGACGCACGGCACCCCCGCTCGGCCGATATCGGAATTCCGACATCGATCGGCGGACGTGTTCGAAGGGGACGGATCGTCACCGCCTCTAGAGCAAGGAAATCAGCCCGAAAGCCGCAGAAAACCGCCGTTTCCGCGCGCGGATCGCAGCAATGGAAATCGGCAAAAAATATAGGCTCAGCCCACTTTTCGATTGACGAATGTGGGCTGAGCCTATATTTATATCCTTGTCAGACGGCGAAGGTAAGGTGCCCCAGCCCGCTGACAGACCTAAAGGAAAGTGAGCATGAACCTCACAATCCGGCTCCGGGTCTGGAAAGTGACCATACAGTTCACAATCCAGGCCTAAGAGCCCCCCGCCCCGGTCTGACCACCGGGGCGGGGATAAGGTCGAAAATACGGAAGCAGGAGCGACCATGCAAGGTCACGAATTAAGGTCCCTGCGGAAGGCGATGGGCATGACGCAGGGGCAACTCGCGGCTGCCCTTGGCTTCTCGCATGGTTTCATCGGCGAAATGGAGCGAGGCGAAAAGGCTATTGAGCCCCGCACCGTTCTGGCGCTGCGCGGGCTGCGAGCCGAGCGCGAAGAGGACGTTAGCGAACACGGCTTCCATGTCAGCTATGCCGATCGGGTTGACGGCTGGAACGTCGTCTTCGTGCACGACGGTTGGCGCGGGATGTTCGGCAAGCGCGAGTTGGTTCTTTACGGCCACTTCAAGGACAAGCGGCACGCCGAGCGCTGGGCTGATGCGCTGGAAAAGGCCGCGCGCCCGCGTCCACAGCGCAATCTGCACCAAATCGTCATGGACGCGGTTGAGGGCCTGCCGCCGGCGAACTGACCGGCGGACGATATCGGGAGGGCGGCAACGACCCGCCGCCCTCCCAATCGATCAGGGCGTTTCGAGATCCTCGACCGTCACGACGTCGATCGTCGCGCGGTTCGCGTCGAGATAGGCCAGCATCTGGTCGAAGGCCCCCCGCCAGTTCGACAGCGAACCGTCGAGGCCTCCATGAAAGACGAGGAAGCCAACGCCTAGCTGGGCACGCGCGCGGTCAATATGGTTCTTCCAATAGGTCGTATAGATCGCGCTATTGTTGCCCCATTGGAACTCCCCGGCCCCCATGGCCCGAATCCGCATGGGGTCGCCCCACGGGTACGTTTCGACCTGGTTGAACTCGCCGAAATAATAGGCCCGCATCGACCTGAAAGCCTGCCGAAACATCGGGTAAGCAATCATGTCGGTGACGCCGACGTTCGAATAATAGCTGCCGTGGTTGCCGCCGCTCAGACCCAGCCCGTTCTGCCAGTTGCGCAGCTTCGCGACGTCGGCCGTGCGCTGGTCGGACGTCATGACGTCGATGCCGCCGGGCCCGGTGTTCGCCTCGGTCGAATAGGCCTGGCTGGCGATCTGCCATCCGAGATAGTCATGGAGGTTCTTGAGCGTGGCGCTCGTCAGCTTGCCCGTCCGGTTGAGGTCGACCGCAGGCGATACATAGAGGACGCCCTTGAACCCGTAGCGAGCCATCGCGCGCGAGGCATAAGCGATCGTCGCCGGAAACTGGTCGTCGAACGCGATAATCATCTTGGCCTTGGTCAGCGCGTTGGCGACCAATTCGATGTTGCCGACCGCAATGGTCATACCCGCCGACGAATTGGCCTGTACCTCGACCATCGCCCAGGTAACCGCTGTCAGGTCGGCCCCGGAGCCTACCACCGTGAAAGCGGACACGGGAATCGTGAAGCTGCCCCAGCGTTGTTCCGCGCCCTTCTGTCCCTCGCGGATCAGCCCGGCGGCGTTGAACTCATGGTAGTTGGCGCCGGGCGACGACGGGGAGCCGGTCGAATAGAGCCGGATTTTGTAGGCGCTCAGACGCGGGTCGACATTGCTGATCGGCTTCGTCCAAATGCGGACGAGCTGGCCGCTCGCATTGACCGAGCTTGCCAATGTCCCCGCCGGCCGAAGCTGCTCCGCGTTGAACGACGACAGCGTCACGGTCAGCCGCGTGTCGCCATAGAGCGGATCGGCCGCGACATCGCTGGCGACGCCAGGCGGGCTGGTCAGTCGCGCGACCTGATCGAGCGGTGCCAGGACTGCGGTCGGGCTGGCGATGCGGTAGCGCTGGTACGCGCGCCCGCCAACGGCAGGCCCTTTGTCCCCGTCAGCAGGGGCATAAGGCCAATCGGGGCTGGGCAGCGCGCCACCCGGCGCGGGAGGCGGGACAACCACCTGCGCCGCCGCCGGGACGGCCAGAAACAATGCGGCGAGCGCCACTAACATCTTGCGCATCACGGAATCCTCGAAAGAGTGACATTGCAACCGGTCGTGCCGGTCAAGACGACATCGACAACCGAGAGGGAGCCGAACTGAAGTGCCGTGCCGGCGCTGGCGACGCGAGGCAGGCGAGCGCGATGGCGCCCGCCCATAGGCGAAGTTTCATTGGTCAATCCTTTCGAGGTTGGGTCAGTCGCGCGGGCAATCGGCCCGCAAGGTCATCCCGGCCGATGCCAGAACCGCGCATTGCAGTCGGATCAGCCGAAGCCGGATTGCGCCGGCAACGTCGTACAGGTCGTTCTGGCTGGCCAGCGCCGCCGCCCCGTCCTGTGACCCGTCAGTCGCCCGCCGGGCCTTGGGCAGCCGCTCGGGTTCCGTCAGCAGGTGGCCGGGGATCGTCGCCATTGGCGACGGCCGCCGCGCGATCGAGGAGCCGCACGCCGTCAGCGTCAACGCACACATTGCGATACACAGGGCGCTCGGTAATCGTGTTGGTCTCACGGGTGATCTCCCTGACATGGGTTTGACGATCGGTTTCGCGGGCCTGGCCGGACGCATCGCCCTGAGCGACCGCACTTTCCCGTTTGCCTCGCTCCGCCTCGACGGCCTTGTCGACCGCCGCTTGCTTGCCATCGGCGATGGCGCGGCCATCCCGGCGGCCGGCGATGTAGGAGACCGCCAGAAGCGCGACGAAGAGGAGGATGCCGCCCGCAATCGCGATGACGCGGGCGCGGCTCATGCTTCGTTGACCGAGAGCGCCGGCCCGGCCGCCAATCGCACCGGCTTGCCGATCACCGGCAGGCCGGCGGGCCAGCGCCGGGCGATACAGCGCCCCTTCGCGATGGGCACGATCGTCACCGCATCACGCTGATTGCCGCCGAGGACGTGATAGGCTGTCGCATCCTCACCGACATAGAAGCCGACATGCCCGCCACCGGCCCGTTCGAAGACCAGCACCGCGCCGGGTGCCAGCGCCGATGCGGCGACGGGCTTTCCCCAGGTCGCCCAACTCTTCGCGCGGATCGCGATCGGCGGCGGCGCCAACCCCACCTCGTTGACGCACTTGGCCGCGAAGAGCCCACACCATGGGGTCGCATCGCCATTGAAGGCGATCCCCAGCACCTTGGCGCCGAGCGTTTTTGCCCAGCCCATGATGGTCGGATTGTTCGCGGGCCCCGGCGCTTCGCGCACGCCAAGTTTCGCCCGCCCGGCGGTCAGCCACGTCGGTTCGGTCATCGTCGATTTCCTCGGAAAGGGAGGCGTCAGGCCTCCGGTTTGTCTTTCTGCGCGGCCATGCCCGCGACCGTGCCCAGGATGGTTTTTGCCGCGCCAAGCACGAACTTCATCGCGCCGAAGCCCAGCCAACCGGACGAGGTCGCCACGGTCAGATACGCCCATAGCGGCCAGCCGAAATGCTGGCCCGCTGCGCCGCTCAGGGCGCCGAACGCGGGCAAGAGCGAGATAAGGACGGCGACGTCGCGCCAAGTCACGGGCTGCTTCGCCTCGATTTTCTGACCGATGCGCAACCACTGCCCCGCTGCAACGGCGAAAACGCCGATGCCGTAATGCTGCCAGTCTTTCACAGCGTCACCACCCCCATCCCTAGTCCCGTGACGACAAGCCCGATCGACACCATCAGACTGACGGTGCGATGCGTGGCGGTGACGGCCTGAACGAAGGCCATGCCCGTGACCGCCATCCCGGCCGCAATGCAGTCGGTGACGACGTCGAAGGTCTGCCATGTGGTGGGCGCGCGGGAGATAAGCTTGGCCATGTCGCCCGAGCAGCCGAACATGAAGCCGAAGCCGATCAGCGCAGACCCGACGAACAGCAAGGATGCCGACCAAGGGGCGGTCATCGCGTTCCTCAGGTCGACATGAAGCTGCTCGATCGTTGCGCGGAAATCCGCCAGGCACTGGACCCGGCCGGGCTCCCGGCAACGAAGCAGCCGCCAATATGCACGGCGGGCGGGCCCCAGCCATTGCACCGACGCCACGCCGAAGCGCGCGCCTGTCAGCATCAGCCACCAAATGGCGGCTGTGCTGATCACATGGGCGAACGCGGTCATTTCGCGACAACCGGGATCGCGTAGCTTGCGTTATCCATCTAGGTTACTCCGATTGTAGCTGGTCAGCCGTGCTGCACGTCGACCCACGGGCGGCCGTCGCGGATGAACAGCACGCGGCCCAGGCGCTTCATATACAGCGCCAGCGTCATGTCCGCTTCCTTGACCGCGACGGCCTTGATCCGCTCACCATCCTGCACCGCGATCAGATAGTCGCCAACCTCGACCGGGTCGGTCATGTTGACCGGGACCTTGCCGCAATACGCGATGCGATCGACCTTCTGCCGCTCCGCTTCCAACGCCGCCTCATAGATCGGCAGATCGCGATCATAGGCAGCCGTGGCGGCCACCCAGGCGGCATGATCCGCCTCGAACTGCGCGCGGGCGGCCGGATAGGCGATCGTCGCGGCCTGCCAGTTGGCCAGCGCCGACTCGTACTCGCCAAGCTGGACCATATATCTGAAGCGCGCTTGCAGCCAGTCGACATAGGCCGGCCCCTCTTCGGTCGGCTCCGGGCCGGGTTCGATGGGGGCGACCGGCGCGGGACCGGTCACGGCCGGGGCGATCGGCTCAGCGCCGGGCGCTTCGGGACGCGGCCCCAGATGCGCGGACCAAGTATCGCCGCCCACCATCGACGGGCTGGTCGACTTGATGCGAAACACGATCGCGTCGGCCCATCGGTCCGTCAGCAAGCCTTCTCGGTCAACCCCGCACACATCGCCGGCCGCGATCGTCCCGCACTCGCCCGCTTTCGTCTCATACTCTGCATAGTCTGCGCCGTTCGTGTTCACCGTGCCAGCCGCAGAAATCGAACGCCCGGTGGTCGAAACACGTGTCATACACAGGACCGAGGCGGAGGATGGCATCGCTCCTTCGTTGCCGGCGCGCACTTCCAAAGTGCCGTACAAACCGTTGTCGATTTCCAAAAGGCGTCCGCCGCCACCCACGCCAGGTTTACGGATGACATGGTTGCTGCCGCCAGTCGCGCCGACCAGCAAATTGCCATTTTGATCCAGCATCATCCGGCAAGCGTTGCTGGTGACATCATAGAAGTTGAGCGTTCCAGCCCCCGTTCCACCGACATTTTGTCCGATGTGCCAAGCCCGATTTGGCGTAACGATCTGTATCTGAACGTCAGGGGCACCGTTCTGAGTCGACTCGATACGAAGCGCCCGAGGCCCCCCGCTGGTGAAAGACACGTCGGACACGAATGGCCGCTGCGCTTGAATACCCTCGGAACCGATTATCAGCGCATCGACGCCACCCGCGACCAGCGCCATCAGGTTTACGCCGGCTCGACGCAAGCCCGTGTCCTGATCGGCGGTGAAGCGGATGCCCGGCGCGGCCTGCGATCCGTCCTGAAACATCCCTTGCAGCACCGTGTCGCGGAACGCCGCATAGGTGTTGCGGAAGTCGATGATCTGGTTCGCGAGCACGCGATTATAGTCTTGCGTCGGCTGGATCGAGAACGCGAAGCTGCCACCCGGCCCCGTGTACGGGCGCGCCAGGATCAGCTTGTTCTTGCTCTCCGCCCGCAGGATTTCGACCGGCAGGCCGTTCCCCGTCGAGATGAAAGCATCACCGGGAAAGACGTTGTTGACGAAGTCGACATTGGCGTCCCCGATCACCTCGACGCTGTTCGTCGTGACGGTTGCCGTTCCGATGTACCACATAGAAATTACTCCTCGATCGCCACGATGGTGAGCCGCTGAACCATGCCCTCAAAGAGGTTGAAGCCGCGCGACAGGGTGAGCTTGAGCGTCCGGTTCGCGGTCGTTTGTTGGGGGTCCTGGACGGTGAAGCCGCCCCCGATCGTGGAGGTGAAGACCGCATTGCCGGCCTCACCCGCACCGTTGACGGGGCGCAGGCCTCGGAAGGTCTGCTGCTCCTTTGTGAAGGACCGCTGGTCCAGCTGCTCGAACGACGATCCAAACGACCGGGTCAGTGTGATCGTCGAGGCCGGGCGATCCTCGGTCTTCGACCCGAAATAGATGTAACCGCCGTCCTCGCTGGTCGCGTTGAAGGCGGCCCGATCTCGATCGAACGCGCTCAGACCGTCGTTGTCGGCCTGATAGATGCGGGTCCACTCGCTCGTATAGGACCACGCCGCGACGTAGCGGACCGGTTTCCCATTCGACCCAAAGCTGGGGACCTCCGCCACCGCATCGGCTGCCAAGCTGCTGGAAGCGCCGGGGTTGCGTAGGACACCGACGCTAAAGCTTCCGCCGGTATACATATCGCCGTTCGTCGCTTTGTACGCGATCGCGTTGGCCCGGCTGCACTTGTCGATGGCCATGGTCGGCCCGAACCACTGGACCAAGTCTTTCGCGACGCCAAAGCCGACGCCCTGCACCTCCATGAAGGTGCCGCTGTTCATCACGACCCGTCCTGTGCCCATTTTCAAATCCGTGTTGATGAGGTTGAGGGAGCCGGGGCCCTGGCCGGGCCCGATCAGCTGGAGGCCGGTCACGTTGCCGTTGTTGTCGATCTTGAAGGTGATGGTCCCTTCGATCTGACCGAGCCGGTTGACGACGGCGCGCATCGCCTCTTCCAATCCGACCCCACCGACGCCGTCGATCGAAGCGCGTACCTGTTGGATCGCCTGCGCATTGACGTTGTCGCGATCGGTGGTGACCTGTTGAAGATTGGCGATATCGCCCCGCGCGCCCTGGACTTCCCCTGACAGCTGCTGTTGCGTTCGCGCCAGCGCCTCGTCCGCCTCCGACAGAAGATCGATTTCCTGCGCGAACTGTGACCGCGTCGCGGTCAGGCCGGTTGCGGGATTGTTGACGCTCCCTTCCAGCGTTTCCAAGCGGCGCACGGCCGCCGTGTTCTGGGTCGCGACGGTTTCGCTCAGCGTTGCCAGTTCGGCCCGCGTCCTGGGCAGACCGGTCGCGGCGTCGTTGACGCTCCCTTCCAGCGTTTCCAAACGGCGCACGGCCGCCGTGTTCTGGGTCGCGACGGTTTCGCTCAGTGTCGCCAGCTCCGCCCGCGTCTTCGCCAGCCCGGAGGCTGGATCGTTGACCACCGACTTCAGCTGCTCGATCGTCTGCGCGTTCGTCTCCGACGCCTCCGCCGTGACCCGCGCAAGGGCGCTCAGGTCCGACCGGGTCGCGGCCAGACCCGTAGCGGGATCGTCAAACCTTGCCCCCAGCGCGGTCAGCAACTCGGTCACCGCCCGAAAGCGATCGGCGGTCGTGCGCGCCTCCTGATCGAACCGGGCATCGGCGCTATCGATGCGCGACCGCAGCGCTAGACGGGCCGCCGCGCTGGCCTCGAACCCGGCGATCAGCGTCGTGGTCAGCTGCGAATGGATTTCCGCCAGCGACGTGATGAAGCGCCCCTCAGCCTTATCGCCCGCCAGCACATCACCCAGCAGCGAGGCGTCCGACTTCGACTGCGACCGGGCTTGCTGGCGGATCGTCTGCTCGACGCCGGCGATGCCCTGGCCTGCCGCGATGGAGGCGCGCTGCAACCCGGCGATCTCTGCCGATTGCTGATCGTTCTGGACGCCGAGTCCATCGATATCCTGCGCCAGGACGCGATCGGCCTCGATCAGCAGCTGGCGATCCTGCAACGACCGCGCATCGAGGTCGCTCAACCGGATCGCCAGTTCGGTGCGGGCGCGCGTCTCGATCCGCTTCACCCCGTCGACGTCGTCGACGATCTTGGTGTAAAGTTCCTGCCGCAACAGCGCCTGCGCGGTGTAGCGAATCTCATCGGCCTGATGCTCACCCAGCACCGACGCCAACAGCGCCTGATCTGTCTGGTTGCGCGCCGCCCGTGCCTGCCGCAGTTCGACGCTGTAGCTTGAGACATCGCCATAGGATTGCAGCAGCTGCTCGGCCGCGCCGATGCGGATCAGCGCCTGGTTGAACGTGGTCTGCTCGACCTTCGTGCTGATCAGCCCCTCGGCCGCACTGATCCGCTGTTCCGCATCCGTGACCCGCGCGACCGCGTTGGTCAGTTCGACCAGTTCAGCCTTCGTGCGGACCTCTGCGCGAAGCGCGTCATAGACCGCCTCGACCGCCGCCACGCGCGCAATCAGCGGCTCCAGCTCCGCGATCTGTGACGGGTCGAGGACGGCGCGCAGGATCTTGTCGTCGACCTCGGCACTGGTCGCGCGCAACGCGATCTGCGCAGCCTGCGCGTCCAAGGTCGCTTCGACCTTGGTCTGACGCTCCCCCAGCGTGTCGATCGCATAGGCGTAGACCTTGCCGGTGGCCGGATCGACGATGAACCCGGCGTCCCGCATCCGGCGATCGGCGTTCTCCTGCATCAGCACCAGCTGGAGGGCCGCCGCGCTCAGCTGCCCCTCGGCACGCAGAAGCTGGCGCTGGGTGGCCGCGCCATTGAGGACGACGCCGCGAAGCGCCGCAAGCGCTTCCTCGGCCGCGCCGTCGCGCTGGCGCAGCTGGTCGACGGCTTCGTCTAGATCCGCTTGCGCCTCTTTCAGCGCGGCGGTGTCGATGGCGATAGGATCGATGCGGTTGAGCTTCGCGACGGCTTCCTTGACCGTCCCGCCTGGCCCGAACGGTGAGTCCGGGTCTCCGCTATTGGTCGCATAATCGGCCGGCTTGCCCTCGCCAGTAATCACTGGCCATTCCGCCGTCGTGCCAGCGTCCGCGATGCCCTGAATGACAGGCCACAAGGTAGGATCATAGCTTGTCGGAGCCGCCGGGCTGATCGCCGCCGCCTCGTTCGAATAGGCCAGATAGATGTCGGGATGCTCTTCCCGCAGCATCATCGGCACCGTGCCGTCTACCTGCGTCGCGAGGTCGGCGATGCGGAACAGCTTCTTATCCCAGCCGAGCGGCAGGAAGGTGAAGCGGATGACGTCGCCCTTCTGATACTTCCAAGCGGTTGCCTGAAAGATCGCGGTGAAGGTGCCACCATATTGCGCACGACCGAGCCGCAGCTTGAACAGCCGCTGCCCCTGGCCGGATGACTGAACCAATGGGAGATTGACGGTCTGCGGGCGTTCGATGCCGTCGGGGCTCGGGATGGAGACCTCGGGCAGGTCGACCAGCTGGAAAAGCGAGGCCGGCGACGGGTCGGTAAACCCGCCACGAATGACGTTTATGGAATCGGTCAGGGGCGGCGTTTGAAGCCAAGTGAACTCGCCCAGCACATCGGCCGTCGTCAGGTCACCGATCGGCGTGGCGAGGTCGTTATGCAGCACCGTGACGCGGATTTTGCCGTCGGCATCGTCCAGCACGGCGTTCATCGACGCCTTGAGGTTGTCGAGGACCAGACCCGGGCTGTCGCCCTCGCTCCAAATGCCATCCACCCGGTAGCGCGGCTCGGTCGTGCCATCGGCACGCGTGACGGGCTCGTCGCACAGGTTGGCGGCGGTGATGAAGCTGGCAAGATCGATGCGAGCGGCCGGGATGCCCTTGTTGATCGCGAGTTTCCACGCGCCGTTCGAAGGGTTCTGGATGCGCCACCCGAGCAGGAAGAACAGCAGCGCGAGTGCCGGATTTCGGCTCGCATTGGCATCCCATGCCCAGGTCGTCTGATCGTCGGCGCGCATCGGACCGGAGCCGCCGGGAACGGTCGAGTCGAGGCGCGGATCATACAGCAGCGCGCCGTCGCCAACGATCGTCACGCGCGTCGGGATTGAGGACGCGAACGGGCTTTCCGCCTTCTTGCCGTTGCCCGTCAGCTTGTACCGCATGTAGACATAGGCGAGGCCGGTGTAGCGCCGCGAACTGCCCATGCGCGGGCCGATGTTGATCGCGTTGGCGGCCGAACCCTCAAGGACGGCCACAACCTGGAGATAGCCGACATAAGGGCCCTGAACGCCGCCCGTCGCGGTCCATGCCAGCTTGTCGTCGAACCAGATTTCCCGAATCGCATGGACGCGGTGGCTGGCGCACACGATGAACCGATGCAGCAGGCTTTGGTCGGCAGACCATTCCTGATCGCGCAAGTCCGTCGCCATCGCGGTCGAGCCGATCACGGTCTTGCGGAACGCCCGCAATTCCATCGACACGCTCAGGCGATTGGCGTTCGCCTCGCTGGTCGACGGGGCCTTGGGCTTCGGAGACAGCAGCGACCCTGCGGTGTTGAGCGCCGCGCCAACCGCGATCAGGCCGCCAACCGTCAGGGTGCCGACGCCGAAGCCGGCCGACATAATGAAGCTGAGCGATGCGCCAGCCGCCAGGCCGCCCGTGATGATCGCAAGGCCCGCGACCGCGACGACGGCGCCGGCAATCTTGAGTGCCTTTGCCATCAGCCAACACCCCAGCAGCGCGCCCAGTCGGCCCGCGAATAGCGGACCAGCCCGGCAACCCCGTTCTCTTCGCCGACGAAGACCGCATCGGTGCCGATACAGACCCCCACCATCCCGTCGACCATGACGAGGTCGCCGCGTCGCGCGTGACCGATCGCCCGCTCGGGAAAAGCGGCGGAGATGGTGTCGGTCAGGGTCCCCGCGCCATATCGGCGCAGCGCCTTAATCGACCCGGTCGCGGTCGAGTAATGGCCCCTATAGGAAGCCGCCGGATCGATACCGGTCATCGCCTCGACCGCGCCGGCCGCGAATAGCGCGCAGTCCATCACGCCCCAGGCGAACTCTGCGCCCTCGCTCGCCGCCAGATAGTCGTGAAGGCGCGTTTCCCAATCGGGCAACCGGATCATAGCGCCTCCATTCGGTTTCTCGTCCCGCCGCCGCCGCCGGCATAGGAGGACTGCGTGCTGGTGTTGCTGACGAGCGGGCTGCCACTCATCCCGTTGGCGACCGCGATCGAAGCGCGGGCGGACTGGTCGCCGGGATCGAAGGTCTCTTGGTCCTGATAGGTCCGACCCGATTCCTTGCTGAAGGCGGCCAGATAGCTCTCGATCGTGAGGTTGATCGTCTGGCTTTCAGGTGAGCCGCCGATCGTCAGGGCCGTCATCCAACCCGTGTAATAATGCTGAACCGCGCCGCGCTGGTTGCCGTCCTCGTCGCGGATCATCCGCCACAGGCGCGCGGTCCGGCCCTGCCAGTTGGCCTTGTTGCCGATGATGTTCAACAGGTCGGCGTCGAGCGTGACGATGCCCGAGAGTTTTGCCGTCACGGCGTCCGAGCCGCCATCCTTGTTGCGGACGGGACCAATGTCGACCAGCGTCGGGTCGATGCCGTCATAGGTGAAGCCGTCAAGATCGATATCGCCCGTGCCGGCGAAGGCGTAGCTGCGGCCGGCAGTGCAGGCGCGCAGTGGATCTCCGACGATGTCGAGGTAGCAGAAGAATACCGGGCGAATGACCGCCAGGTCGAGCGCGGCCGAAGCCGCTGCGTCAGGACGGCTCATTTGCGTTCCTCCGCCGTCACGGTGAATTGGTAAATCTGGCCGGGGTCGACATCCCAGCCGGGCGGTTCGCTCGTCAGGGCGACGACGGCATAAGGGCGACGGATTTCGACCGCCGCGCCAACGGCCGGCACTTCGCCGAGCTCGGGACCGAAAACCGCCGTGGCGAGACCATCACCATTCGCGACAAGGTCTTTGGTCAGGCAGACGAGGCGGCGATGGCCGCTCGGCAGGAACACCGTCATGAGGTCGCCAGTCACAAGCACCCTCTGACCGGCCGGCAGGCCTTGCAGAGGCAGCGTGTTGCCGCTTCCCGCGCCATTCCCCACGGTGGGGTTCGCCGCGCTGGTCTGACGCGCGTTCTCGATCGCCACGACGGGAAAGCGGTGCACGGGCCCATTGAGGCTGACGAAGAACCCCCGCCACGGCTTCGCCCGGTCCTCGCCGATCAGCAACCGGAAGCTGCCGCTGACGGTCCAGAACGCCGCGCCGGGGAGGCCGATCGTCTTCGTCGTGTTCGTCCACCCCGAGCGGTTGACCTGGGCGGCGAACGGCAGACGCCATTTGACGTTCTTCAGCGGAAGGTCCGCTGGCGGCTGGATAAGGGCCATGGCAGTCCTAAAGGCTGGCGCGAGTGAGGGTGGTGACGGTCGCCGCCGTCGACGCTTCGACGATCTGCGGGGCAGCCTCGCGGACGACCCGCACCGCCACCCCCACCGCTCGATTGTCGATGCGCGCATCAAGATCGTCGCTCAGGGCGAGGGACACGGTGACGTTGCCGCCCGCGCCGCCAGCCGGAGTGCTGGCGAGCGACGCGAGGGACGGCGCGCGCGCGGCGGCCAGGCTGAGCGGCATGGAAGGCGTGGACAGCGAGCCGCCATCGGCGAAGCGCGGCAGGCGACGGGCATTGATCGCCGCCATGGTGTCGGCGCCATAGAACTGAACCGCCCGCTCATTCATGATGAATTCGCGATTGGACAGCCGCACCGCGCCGCCGGGCCCGCTCAACAGCGCGAGGATGCTATCGGACCGGCCGTTGCCCGGGCCGCTGATGAGCCCGCCCAGCGACCCGCCGTCCGCTCGGCCGGGGACATCCGACAATGAGCCGCCATCGCGGAAGCCGAAAAAGCCGGTGCCCCCGCCGATCGCCGAGAGGATGGCCTTTTGGATGGCGATGCGCGCGAGGTCGGCGATGATGCTCTGCGCCATCTTCTTGAAGGCGGACCCGACATCCTCGGTGCCGCTGATGATGCTGACGAGCCCGCCTTCCAGCGATTCAAGGCCGTTCACTTGGACGCTTTGCAGCGCCTCGTTCATATCGCCGGCCGCAGCTTGCAGCCGCTGGCGATACTGATCCATCGGCCCGGCATATTGACGGTCGACGTTCTTCTGGTCGGCCGCCTGAAGGTCGCCCAACATGGCCTTACGGCGCCGGGCGATTTCCTTTTCCGCCTCCGTGGTATCGCGCGAGGCAATCACGGCGTCGAGTTTCGCCCGCTCCTCGTCATACTGGATTTCGAGAATGCGCCGCTCAAGGTCGCGGCGTTCAGCGGCCGATGTGACGAGGTTGGATTGTGCCCGCAGCAAATCGGTCTGGTTGGCACGATCGGCATTGGCGAGCGCCAAGCCTTCATCCGCGACCCGCTGACGCTCCCGCGCGTCGACCACCTGCGTTTCGAGCGCGGCGCGCTGATCGTTCAGCCCCTGCAACGTCTTCACGCGCTGCTTTGCCGTGTCGCCTTCACCGAACCGGCCTTGCTTCGCCTGCTCGGCCAGTTCCTCGTTCCGGCTCTGCCGCTCGGCCTCGATGCGGGCTTTCTCGATCGACGCGCGTTCAACCGCGGAGTTGGTCAGTTCGGCCCGCGCCGCCGCGATATCGTTGTTCGCCTGGCGCTCGCCGGCAGCGAAGGCGCGAGCATCCGCCGCCGCGTCGCGAACCTCGACCGCCTGTTTCCGAGCCGCCGCATCAGCCTCCCGGTCCGCCTTCTTGCGAGCCGCGCGACCGGCGCGCGCGTCGCGGTCGCCCTGGGCCCCGGACGAGGCGTTGCGGAACGACGAAGCATCCGCGCTGGCGGCATCGGAGGCGGCCTGCGCCGACAGGCCATCCTTGCGGTACTTTTTATACTGCGTCAGCTCGAACTTCTGAGCCTCAAGCGCGTCGATCTGCGAGCGGATACCGCGCTCGCGTGCCACGACGAGGTCGCGGGTGACGCGCGCTAAATCGCCATCGACGTCCCGGCCGCCGATGCGGTCGCTTTCCTTGATGCGGCCCGCCAGTGGCAGATTCGCTGCACGCTGCGCCAACTGGTAATTGGCCTGCTGAAGCGCGCGGTTTTCGGCAACAATCCGGGCATCATTGGTATTCGCCTGCCGGTCAGCCGTGGACATGACACGCACTGCGGATTGCCCCGGACCGGTGGCCACAAGGGTCGGCTGGCGCGCGTTGATGCGAGCCTGCGCCTCATTCGCGCGGCGCTCTGCCGCAACGGACTTGGTAGCGAGGTCCAAGACCTGTTCGTTGCGGCGCGCGATAGCCAACTGACGTAGCTTCTCAGCCGCTTCGCCGACGGCGCCTGCGAACGTGAGCATCCGGCCGGTCGAGGCAGCCGCATTTGCTCCGACCTGCGTCAGCCCGGCGGCGGCAGACACGCCCGCCTGGGCCATCAGCCGCAAATCCTGATTGAGGGTAACGCTCGCTTCCGAGGTTGCCTTCATCGCCGCAGCAGTTGCCCTGTTGCGGTCTTCCGCCGCCTGCATCGCGTTGCGGTAAAGCAGCACTGCGCCGACCAACGCGCCGATCGTGAGAACGGCCGCGCCGCCCGCAACCGAACCGCCAATCAACGTCAGCGCGCCAGCGAACAAGCGAGATGCGGCGGCGCCAGCCCGGGCGGCGATCGTGGCGCGGGTGGTCGCAGCGGTCGCGAGTTCGGTTGATGCGGCGGCGCGCGCCTGGGCGCCAGCCAATCCGCCCTCGGCAATGGCAAGTTCACCGTCCACGACGGCAAGGCGCTCACGCGCTACGGTCAGCCGCTGGGTTGCGAACGTCGCGTCATTTTCCGCCTTGCGCTGCGCGGCCAGGAGAGCGGTACGGTTGCCGCCACCGACGTTCTGCGCGGCGAAATTGACCGCCTGCGCCCGCCGCTCGGCAGCCAAGGCGCGCTCCATCTCGATTTGCTCAAGAAGCGTGGCTTGCTCCGCCCGGCGCGCCGCGATCGTCGCCTCAATGCTCGCAACGGCTTCGGCATCCGCCGCAGCGACCAGTCGAGCGGAATTGGCCGCGAGTTCCGACCGGCTGACGAACGACGCATTGCCGAGCAGCACCTGTTCGGCCAGCGCGCGGTCGGCTTGGGCAACTGTGGCGATGACGGAAGCAACACCACCGAACGCCAGGCCCGCCGCCTTCGTCGCGCCATAGGCGATGGCGATGGTCGAAAGCGCCGGAACAATGGTGTCGAGATTGTTGGCGATGCTGACGATCGCGCTGCCGACCCGCTCCGACGCGCTGAATGCCGCATCGCTTTCGCCGATATATTTGCCCAGCGCGTTGTTAAGGATCTGGAACGACGCGCTGATGGTGAAATTGGCCTTGGTCGCCTGCGCTTCGAGCGCCGCCGAACCCTTGAGGAACGCTGCAAAAAACTCGCGGCTGGTAACCTTGCCCTCGATCACCTCACCGCGCAGCTTCGCGACCGAACCGCCGAACCGATCGATGCCGTTCGCCACGGCCTGAAGGATCGGCCGGGCACCCTCGTTGATCGAGTTGAATTCCTCCGCCCGAACGATCTCCCCGCCCAGCGCTTGGGTAAGCTGCAGGATCGCGCCCGAGGTTGATGCAGCATCACCGCCTTGCACCTTGAGCGCCGCGCCGACGCCGCTGACGAAGCGGAGCATGTCGGACTGCGACGCGCCCAGTTCCTTGGCGCCCTGCGTCAGTCGACCGTAAAGGCCGCCGATTGATTCAAGCTGGACGCCGTAGCGCTGCGCGATGCCATAGAGGTCATTCTGCGTCTTGCCGAGCGCCTCGCCGGCCAGCCCCGCGACCTTCAGTTGGTTCGTGAAGCGCGTATAGCCGTCGGCATATTCCTTGACCTGATTGACACTGAACGCCGCGCCGACCCCGGCCGTGGACGCAAGCAAGGCGGCCCGGATGCCGCCGCTCGACTGGCGGATTTGGCGCTCAACCCGGTCGGCGCTGGTCCCGATCGTCGCGATTTCCGCGCGCGTGCGGGCGATGGGCCCGCTCAAATTGAAGCTGCGCCCCACCTGGCCAAGCCGCTGGTCCACCTGCCCGGCGGTCCGGTTCGCGCCCTGCTCGAAAGCGCCGATGTCGCGCAGACCCTGCTGAAGGTTCCGCCGCAGCAGCTCAACCGACGCGTCCACTTGGAGCATCAGGGACTTGACGTCGGTGGTGCCTGCCATGGAGGCTCCTTCCTATGGAAAATCAGCGCTCAAGATTCGCCCGGCCGGTCACCGCCAAGCAGTTGGCGATGATTATCTGGCTACCGATCGTCGTCGGTCTGCTGGCGTGGTTCTTGTTCACGACCACCCGCGACACGCAGCGGCAATCGGATGAGCGCGCGCGGAATGACGCTGCTGCTATGAGTAAATCGAAACGAGAAACTGATGCTGCCCAGCGACAGCTTGCGAAGGACATGGAGGCGATGAACGCCGCCGCCGCTAATCCTCAGTAGAGGTGTTCATCGCCTTCCACGCTTCGAAGCCCGCCCAAAATTCATGCGGGGTGGAAGCCCAAAATTCCGCCGCCGTCCAACCGAGAGCGGCAGAGGCAATGCCCATCAATCGCCGACGGTAATCTCGGGCGTCGTCGTCGCCGTCGGCTTCAATTCCCCCGACGGCAGGCATCCCCCCGTCAGAGCCAGACCCAGCACGATATGAAGGCGCGGCTGCACCTCCATCACGCCCACCGGGTAGAGCAACTCGCCGATCACATCGGCATTCGCCGATCGGGCGGCGGTAATCATCATCTTCTGTTCGGCGGTGGCGTATTCGTCCTCGGCCAGTTCGCGCCCCCAGGCGCGGACCAATTCCGTCACGACGATAGCCTGATGCTCTTGCGGCATCGCGCCCTGCTCGGCCAACTGCGCCAATTCGATCAGCGCGCGGCCCGTTTTCTTCTCCATGGCTTTGATCGCCGTATAGGACGGGCGCAGCACGAAGCGTTGCCCGTCCAACACAAGGTCGACCTCGCCGCGAAGTTCGTTCGCGGCGTCGCTCATTCCGTCTTGCCCGGCTTCGGTGAGGGCGCCGGGGTCGCCGAGGTTTCCGCTTCGTCAGCGGCGTACAGCTTCTTCACCGAGACGAGGATTTCCGGGCCATCCTCGGACGCGGCAATTTCCTGCGCCAGTTCCGGGACCGACGGGGCGTCATCGGGCAGGAAGGGATGCAGGGCCGAAGCGACACGGCCGGCGCTGGGCCATCCGCCCAGGTGGGACGCGATCTCGGCGGCGCTGCATCCCGTGGTGCCGAGCAGCACCTTGTCGAGATCGGAGGGCTTGCGGGTGCGGTAAGCCTTACCGCCAATCGTGATTTCCATGGGGCTCTCCTATTACCCGAGGACGTCGGTGGTCGGCGCGGCGGCGGCGGAGAATTCGGCCTTGGCCTTCACTGCATCGTTCTGGCCGAACTCGGTCGAGCTCAGGTTGCCGTATACCAGTCCCGCGAACACGACATCGGACGTGCCGCCGGCTGCGCCACCCTTGCGAATCTGGATGTTGAACGGCACCGCCGGAGCGACGTTGCAGAGCGATTCCAGCCGCGTGTAGCCATTGGCGTCGGGCAGGTTCGGGATGGTGTCGAGCGAGATTTTCAGCGACTTCAAGCCAGGGGCCGACGTGCCGTAACCGGCGTCGTCCTTGGTCGAGGTGTCGATGGACCCCGCGTCGCGCGAGATGGAAAGGGTCTGCTGCCCCTTCACGAGGTTGTACGAGCCGGCGGTCGAGCTTTCGACCCACAGCAGGTAATCGTTGCCGAGCTTCTTCGCCATCGTGCTTCTCCTTGAAAAAGTCCCGCTGGCGAGGCGGGGCGGAGGTGGTGGAAAGGGTCAGTCCTCGCGGAAGGCGAGGACGTTGATGATCGAGGTGCCGACATATCCGGTGCCGTCTTCGGTCAACGCGGCGTCGCTGCTGCCCAATGAGACGTGCAGCACCCAACCCTCAATCTGAAAGGACTTGTCGGCCAGAAGTCCTTCGGCCTTGGCCTGCAGGGCGATACAGGGTGCGCTCTCATCGCCTGCGGTCAGGGTAATGAGGGTGAGGGTTACCCGCCGGTCCGGGTCGTCATGGCGTCCGAACGGCACGCTTTCGATGTCGCCTAGGATGATGAGCGGGAAATCTTCATCCTCCGGGACATCTTCGAAAACGCCTGCCTCATCCGCAGTGAACGCCGGGGATAGCTTGGCATAGACGGTCTGTTTGACCGCCGATTTCGCGTCAATCACGGGAGCCCCCTGCCACTCTGCGCAATGCGCGATCGAAGAGCGTGCGGACTTCATCGCCGATCACACGGCGAAGATCGGGATACCGCCCGGTGACGAAGCGGTCGGCAGCGAGCGCCTTCACGCGCAGGCGATAGGTCGAAACGATGTCCTGCGCCCGCTTGCGCCCGCGCGACAACACCTTGCCCGCGCCGATCCGACGCCGCTGCACCGTCACGACCTGGGCCTTGCGGCCCTTGTCCAGCACGAAGCCGTAGAACAGCTTCGCCCGGCCGCGTTTCGTGCCCAAAAGGCCGACCTGCATCCGCAGCGTCTTGGGATAGATGCGGAATTTCACCCCGGCGGCCAAGGTGCCGGTCTTTCGCTTGGCCTTCGCCTGGATGGCGGCACGAAGGCGCGGACCGCCCCGTTCGAACGCGCCAATAATCTCGGTCTGCGATGCGTCGGGGAGGCGACGCAACAGCGAGCGGGTGGACCGGGCGCCCTTGAGCCCGCTCATCGCCTGGCTCGCCCGACAATGCCGCTTTCGCCGGTCATCACCAGCGCGCCGGGGGTTTCCGGGTCGGGGGCGGCGGACGTGATGTCCATAACGGTCCCGGTTTTCGTCCAGACGAGGCGATAGGACATCTTGATGTCGGCCCGGTCTCGAATGGTGACCTTCCACATCTGGACGGCGCGCTCGACGCTGTTGCGCATCGCCTCATTGCCGCGCAGGGCGATGATTTCGGCCGCGACGGTGTCGAGCACCTTCCAACCGTCAGTCCCTGCGGCGGGCCTGCGCCCGCCCTGCCCATTAGGTTCCTGATCGGGCGTCATGATCTGCACCGTTTCGCGCAGGCGGCTCGAAAGCCCTTTCCCGACGCTCACAGCGAACGGGCCCGCTTGTTGCCGCAGAGGCCACGCGCGCGCTTCTCCGCCTCTGCCATGATCTCCCCGCCTTCCCGATCGGCGTCATAGGCTCCGATCAGCAGCAAGGCCGCCCGGTGGAAGTTGCGCGGCACGGCGTCGGCGCTCGCATAACCCGCCGCCACGGTGACGGTGACGGTCGTTCCCGCCGCGACCGAAGGCCATCGTGTGCCGATTCCCGGCACAGCACGCGCCGGGCGGCGCGATACATCGATGCGGGCGGCAGGCACGGCGATGTCTTGGCCCGCCTGGTCGGCATAGGTGACGATCGGCACGGCCGATGGAGCCACCGGCCATGCCCGAAGCGCCATGACGCCGAAACCAGCGAAGGTCTGCGTCACGTTGCGGAGCGCCAGCGTGTGACCGGTATAGTCCTCGATCCACCCGAGCGCATCCGCGATCCACCCGCGCAATTCTCCATCGCGCGAGGTGTCGGGGCCGAGCCGCAATTGCCGCCGGGCGTCCTCCAGCGAGACGATGTCCATAATCTACCTCGCTCGCTGGAGGATAGGGGGCGGGCGTCAGCCCTTCTTGGCGTCGGCCTGCGCTTCGTCGCGCGCTTCGGCCTCGGTCTTCAGGCCAAGATTGATGGCGACCTGATCGGCGCCGGAAATCGTCGGGTCGTTGAAGTCGATCCGGTTTTGATCGGCCGTCGTGTTCGCGCGGGGATCATTGTCGACGGCGGGGTGGCTCATATCGACGTCGGGGACGATCTGCTGGGGCGCGCCCGAGGTGTCGATTTCGGTTGCGGGCGCGACGGCGCTCTTGCTGCTGGTCTTGCTGTCCATGGGGGATCTCCTTGGTTCACCGAAACCGTGGCGCACCACGACTTCGAAGAACCGGGCCGGCTCGTGACCGGCCCGGCGGAGGATTAGGCCGCGACCTTGAGGGCCCGCATCGGCTGCGGGTCGTGCACGCCGCCGCCAACGCGCTTCGTGGTGTAGAAGTGCACGAACGGCTTGTTGGTGAAGGGATCACGCAGCACGCGGATGCCGACACGATCGACGACGAGATAGGTCGCCTCCATGTCGCCGTAGAGCGCCACGACGTTGCCCGCTGCGACCAGCGGGAAATCGGGATGCTCGACGATCGCCGCGCCGGCCAGGGTCTGCGGCTGTCCCGAGGCGTAGGATGGCTGCCAGAGATAGTTGTTCTGGCCGTCCTTCAGCTTGCGCACCGCGCCCATCGACAGCCGGTTCATGTGGAACTTCGCGTTCCCAGCATACTGGGTCGGCAGGTCGTACATGAGGTCAAGGATGCCGTCACCGGTCAGCCCAGCGGCTGCGCCGCTGTTCTTGGCCTTGATCGCGCCATACGGATGGCGGGTCGCATTGGCGGCGCCCTCGACATAGGTCAGCACGCCATAAGGCTTGTTGACGCCGTCGCCCGAGGTGAAGCCAATGCCTTCCTGCCGGGCAAATTCGGTGTCGACCTCACTGCCGAGCCACTTTTCCAAGTCCACGGCGGAATCGTCCAGCAACTGCTGGGTGATGGCCGGGTTGGCGTACAGTTCGCCGGGGGTGAAGTCGAGCACGCCGATCTGCGGCGTCGTGGTCGCCGGGCGGCTGGCCGTTTCACCGACCCAACCCGAACCGACGTTACGGTCACCGAAATACTTCTTGAAGCCCGCGACGCTGATCGTGATGACCCGGCTCTCGGCACGCATGGGGCTGATCTGCTTCAGCTTTTCGCCGATGGAGCGATCCCACTCGATCGGAGCGAGATAACCGCCGTCGGCATCGGTGCCCTTGCTCATCGCCGCCTGAACATCGGCGGGTGCCGATGCACCCTTGCGCATGTGCGCTTTGAACGCGGCGGTATATTCGGGGTCGGCCTGAATGTCGCCGATGACGCCGCCATTGCCCAGCTTTGCGGCGGCCTGAATCTTCGCCTGTTCGTCGACTGCGGTTTGCAGTTCGGTCAGTGCGGCATTGATCTTTTCCAGCTTCTCGGCGGTGACGACATCGGCCAGGCCGTCCTTCACTTCCTTGAGCTGCTGCGTGTGAGTTTCCTTGAACGCCTCGAAGGCGCGGGCAAGGGCTTCATGGTTGGCGGGAGCCTCGGCGCGCACGGCGATGAGACCCCGAGCGCGCGGACCGGCGGTCTGCACGGTGTTCTGCATGAACATGGGTGTTTTCCTATGTGGGGGGTTAGACCGTCATGGCCTGGAGGAGGCGAGCCATCGCCTCCGGTTCATCGCCAGCGCGAGGCGTGGCAGGGTCGGAACCAGCAGCGCGCGGCGTGCTGATCCCCATCGCGCGGTAAAGTTCGCGCCGCTCGGAACGCGACACTCCCTTCGTCGCGAGAAACTTGTCCAGAGATGCCTTATCCTTCGGCAAATCGGCGCTGGCATAGACGGGCATCTGAGCCTCGCGCTCCATGACGCTGTCAGCGAACCCGGCCGCCACGGCCTCCGCGCCGCCGATGTACGTTTCCGCCCGCATCATTTCGAGCAGTTCGTCAGCGCCCTTGCCGGTGCGCGCCGCGTAGACATCGATCATCGCATTATCCAGCTTGCGCAGGACCGGGATGGCCTCTTCCATGTCATCGGCGTTGCCGAAGAAGACACCTTGCGCCTGGTGGATCATGATCTCGGCATTATGGGCGATGGCGATGGTGTCACCGGCCATGGCGATGATCGAGGCGGCCGACGCGGCGATGCCGAGAATCTGAACGTCGATCGCCTGCGGGTGCCGGCGAAGGAGGTTGTAGATGGCGACACCCTCAAAATAGTTGCCGCCCGGCGAATTGATCTCAACCGTCACCGCCTTGTTGCCGATCGAGCGAAGCGCCGCCGCGACGCGCGACGCGGTGACGCCATTGCCCTCATAATCGGCCCCGATCCGGTCGAAAATGGAGATGGTCGGCTTGTCCGACGCCAGCGCCTTGACCTCGAAGGCGGCGAAGCCAGGGTCAAGCGCCTTCGTCTCGAATTGCCATTCGTTGCCGGTGCCCATGTCCGGCATGGCCGGTGGGCGGGCGGCGCTGACCGCGAACAGGGCGTTACGCATCCGCATTTTCGTCCTCCTGGATCGTCGCGGCGGTCGTGCCAGCACGCGGAAGGTCGTCGCCACCCGGGAGCGGGTTCTTTTCCATGTATTCGCGGGCCTCGTTCGGCGTGAAAAAGCCGGTGTTCGGCCCCAAGGCCGCCTTGAGAAATTCCGCCTGCTCTTTCAGCGAGCCGCGCAGCAGCGCGCCGTCGTTGAATTTGGCGTACATCGTCTCCTGCTCGGTCGGGTTCAGCAGGCAGAACCAAATGGCCTCTTCCCAAATGACGAACCATTGCAGCAGGCAGTAGGTGACGAAGAACAAGCCGAGCTGCTGGATGCCGCTGCCCCAACTGGTCTCGTCGAACATGAGAAGCGGGCGCGGCGCGCCGGTGAACCGGCTGACCTCTTCCGCCTCAAGCCGCCGCATCTCGACAAGCTGGTTATCCTTGGTGGTGCCGGTTAGCACCTTGGCTTTCAGCCCCTCTTCAAGGATCAGGAAATCTTCGTCGGCGTCCGGCCCGGAATAATGGTCGCGGAGGCTGTCACGCAGCCGATTGAAGGCCTCTTCCCCGAGCTCCTTTTCGGTTTCCAGCGCGCCGCGAACCATCGTGCCCTTCGACATGACGCGCCCTGCCGCCTGAAGCGCGCGGTGGGACATGCCCAGCGTGTCGGCCGCGATGTCGAGCAGCGATACGCCGGTCAGGCCATCAAGCGACACGGGCGCGCGAAAGTGAAAGACATCATCCTTCGACAGGGTGACAGGGCCGCCCTTTTCGCGATCATACCGAAACGACAGGTCGAAGGTGTCCGATAGCTGGGGCTTCACCCGGCGCCGGGGAAGCGGGAGCAACTGCCGCACCGCGCCACGCGATTTCACCTTGAGCGCATAGGCGTTGCCGTCGAGCAGCGCGCAGGTCTGCATGTAGCTCTTGAACTGGCTGGCCGTCTGGTAGTCGTTCGCCTTGCGGTGCAGGACGTTGTAGAGCGGGTGATCCTTGGCCTTCTCGCGCGTCCCGTCGGGCATCAGGCGCATCAGGTGCGTGGGCAACATGCCCATGCTGCCCGCGATCAGGGACACGGCGCGAAAGAACGTGCTGTTGCGGAGCGCCATCTTGTCGGTGACGCCGATGCCTGCGACGCCAACGCGTCCGCCGCTGCCGCGCATCATTTCGACCAGCGCCGGGTCGTTCAGGCCATAGGTTTCATAGGCGACGATCGGCCCGGAAAGATTGGGCCCGGCATGGAAGCGGGGGGCGTAGGATCGGCGACCGCCCGCGCGGGCGCGGTAATCGTCAGGCGACATGGGACATATGCCCTCCTTAAATTCGGCGCACGCCGCGCGATGCGTAAACCGACTTTTTCTTGGGCTTCGCCGCCGCCGTGGCTGCGCCGACGGCCATTGCAATGGTGACCATGCCGTCGATCCGGCCGCGCGACTTCTTCTTGTTGAACATGCGGTTACCGATGCCGTCGGCTTCGATCAGGGCATTGGCGGCGCACGAATAGGTCACCGGGGAATCGTCAACCAGCAGCTTGCCGTCGAGGATGTGGTCTTCGGTGCGGGTGATCGAATGCGGCATACAAAGCTGCTCGCCCTCGAACATGATGCGCGTGCCCTGCGCGTGCTTGATGATTTTCAGGCCCCGCCCCGCTGGCTTTTCCGGGCCTGCCCAAAGCCACCAGACTAGGCCGATATGGTCGCACGCATCGGTGAAGGACGAAAGGAACGCCGGGTCGACCACCAACGCTTCGACATCGTGTTCTGCAACCTGCTCTTTCACGCGCGCCGCGACGAACGTATAATCGATCGTCGCGCCTGGGGTCGCGGTCAGGTGCCCACCCTCAACCCAATCAAGATAGGGCGCCTTGTCCTTATCGGCGCGTTCCTCGAGCCCGTCGCGCGTCGTCCAATACCACGTTTTCACCGCGACTGAATCGTCAGCGAGTTCCCATGCCTGCGACAGCGCGGTCAGGTCGTTCTTCTGCGCAAGGTCGAGTGAAAGCCACGATCTGCGACCGCGCATCCCGCGCGCGTCGACCACGCCTTGCACCGCCAACCATTTCTCTTCCGCGATCCAGAAATCGGCGGCGGCGCTGTCGATGCCGAAGTAGAGGCGCTTGGTGCTCGACTTGGTCGAGGGCCGCAGCTTGGCCGAATTGACCGTCTCGCGGATGTTCTCGATCGGGAACGTCTCGCCGAGCGCAGGTAGCGACTTCTGCCAGGCGCGCTCATTCTCGAAGATGGTTTCCCGGTCACCCTTGTCGATCCGGGCGATAAACGAGAACGCGGTGTCGTCCTTGGCTTCGCCCTTCACGATCGACTGATACATATCGGACCATGAGGTTCCGACATGCTGTGTCGCGCGGGACGGCGTATTGGTCCCGAGCAGCATCAAGGCGTTGCCCGCCATCTTGTCGATCGCCGCTTTCCACGTCAGCAGCGCCGATTCCGATTTCAATTCGTGGATCTCGTCGCCCGCGACATAGGACGGGCGCGGACCCGATTGGGATTCGCCACTGGCGATGGGCATGAAGAACGAGCCGCTATCGGGATGCTCGATTTTCCACGCATTCTCCAGTTCGCCACGAATGATGACCTCGCCCAGGCGCTCTAGGCTTTCCCCTTCCTCCTCAGCATCGGGAATGTCCGCGCGGCACATCGCGACGGCATCGCGGAACAAAACGTTCGCGGTCGCCTTGTCCTCGCCGATCGCATAGCACTGAGCGCGCTGGATATCGCACCAGCCCATGATGTAGACGCCGATCGCGCCCATGAGCGGGGACTTCGCTTGGCCCTTGCCCGTCTCCAGCCAGCCAGTGCGGAACCGCCAACGGTCGGTGGCGGTGCGCCAACCGAACAGACTGCCCCCGACGAAGGTGTGATATTCCAGAGGATGAAAGGGCTGGCCCTGCGCGGGACCGTCCGTGACCTGAAAGACCGAAGGCAGGAAGTTGAGGAAATGCGCGGCGGCATCCGGCCGCCAGTAAATCCCGCGTTTCTCGCCGTCGCGAATGTCGCGCAGGTGACGTTCGGCCGCGTAGCGGACGAGGTCGCCACAGGTGAACAGCTTCCCGTCAACGGCGGCCTTCGCCCAGGCGGTGGTCGGATCGGGGTCCGATAGGAAGCGGTTAGCCACGGCCCTTCAAGTAGCCACCGCCAACCGTCTTGCGTGCCTTGCGCTCGACCTTCGCGGCGCCCGAGCGGCGGCGAGGCGAAATGCCCAACTCCTGTTCCTGCCGATCGGCATCGGACCCGGCTTCGCGCATGGCCGTGAAGTAAGGGCTCAGGCGAGCAATGGACTTCGGGTTGCCGCGCTTGGGCTTGAGAACCGCGCCGCTTTCCGCGACCTCGCGCGAGCAGCGATCGTAAACGATGTAGGCCAGCACCAAGCGCTGCACGGCGTGCGCGTTCGACGCGGACAGCACCTCCCGGTCGCGCAGTTCGGTGGTGATGCGCCGCCAATGTTCCGACGCGGCTGCACGCTCCAATTCGTCGGTCAGCAGCAGCGACCAAACGGGCTCGGTGACAATCAGCCCAGTGCCTTCAATGACGTTCATGGGCCCTCACTCACCGGGTTTTTCCCGAACTTTTTTGTTTGAAAATTGCTCTCGCAGCGCACGGAGGGGCGGTTCGGTGTCCAGCCGCGTCGGCCGCAGACTTTCGACCGGGGGGTGGGGTGTTGCATATGGGCAACACGCCCCTCGACCGCTCGAAGGGCAAGAACCGTGCCAAATCAGTGTGTTAGTCGACGCCGTCGCGGTGCGTCGGGTGGAAGATGAACCGCGAAGGGTTCCGCGCGCTGCGCCGGTATTCGATGGGCTCGGGCGGCGGCGATGGTGGTCCATCCGACAGCAGAAGCGGGCCGGGCGGCATCCGCATCATGCGTATGGTGTCGCCATGCTGGATGGCTATGCGCTGGCCGTCCGCTGGGCCGCCGAGCAATTCAACCGTCTCGCTCATCGTGCCCTGTTCCATGGATGATCCGGGCTGGTCGGCCTACCATCAACTCCGACGCCCCTCCCCTCGATGGGTTGGGCCTTGCCGAACTGCGCCGCCGTCGCTTCGTCATCGTGACGCTTGCACAGGTTCTCGGTGTTCTCGTCGGTGTCAGGCCCGCCATGGGCAAGAGGTGTCTTGTGGTTGACGACGGTTGCTAAGACGCTGCGCCCTTCCTCAAGGCAGCGTTCGCACAGCCCATGGGTCCGGGCCATGCGGCGGGCACGGGCTTCTTGCCCGGCCCGGCCACGAACACGTCGGTCATCGCCAGTACGTTGCCAAGGCTTGCGCTGCGTCATGGTCTGGGTTTTTCCATACCGCTGGACAACGCTTGGAGCGCGTGCGCCCTTGCGGTGGGGACGAGGGCAGTAAGGCAATAGCGCCAGCCGGTCACGCTCGTCACAGGCTGCTCAAGCAGCGGTATTTGCGACAGATACGCTCGCTTCCCGAAGTTGTAAAGTCGGCACCTTCACTTCGGTAGGGCGCCCGAATATCCCGACCTTCAGCGTCGTCACCAGTCCATCGCTGCTTTCAACGAACGCCTCGAATCCCGCGAACGCCCCCGTCGTCAGCTTCACCGCATCGCCGACCTCATACTGCTCCCCGCGCTTCTTCATCGGCCGACGGCCCGTGGCAGGCAGGGACCGGCGATAGCTGTCCTGTTGAAGCAAGCGCATCGGGTTGAGGCTGGCATGTCTGACGAACACAGTATTCCCGCAGTGCCGGAATATGGAGAAATTCGGGTGTGCCGTGATTTCGGCCCGCTCGATCCGCTGCAATTCCCCCAGGTAATCGGCACGAACGAACACGTATGTCGGCGCCAGCGGCACGATGCGAAACTCGGTGTTCTTGCTGCGCGGCACCCGGCGACGGATATGTTCGGTCGGCGTCCACGCCTGTAGGGCCGCATCTTGCAGCGACGCGGCCAGGCGCATGGTCGACGGGCCCGACGTTCTCAAAATGCACCAGTCGCTTGCCTTGCTCATGCCTCGCCCCTGTTCACTATGCTTCACAGAATTCACCTCAAGCCGTCCAAATTTCCGCCGCACCCCAAATGGCCGTTGACAGTGCGGGGGTGGTGGGGATACGCGTGCAGCGCGTATTCCCAACCCCCTCCCTCCGGCCCTCGCCCCGTCACTGGGAGCCCTCCAAACACCACTGCCAGACAGGAACCCCGCCCGGCGCGCGACGCCGCCGGTAATAGGTGGTGGTGTCCTTGTGGCTGTTGCCGATCGTGACGCTGTCAGGCCCAAGCTCCTGCACAGCCCGGCCCCGCAAAAGCGTCACAAGTCCCAACCGGTCGTATCGAGCGTGCGACGGGTCGGGATTGACCCCGAACACATCCAGCGTGCTCCAGCCGGAGGCCAGGGCATCGTTTGCCCACAGCGACAGGAAGGCGCGGGCATCCGCCACCATTTGATACCAGCGGCCATGGTAGAACCTTACCTCCGGTGAGTTGCGCAGCCGCGCGACACCTTCGGACCACGCCGCGACAGTCGCCGCCGGACCGGCGCTATCCTGGCCGCTCACTGTCGCAACAGGTGTCGCTCTGTTCGCGGACGGCTCTTGCGACACCCATACGAAATCACGCATTTCCAACGGTTTGTCGCCGTATGCGCCCTCAGATGCGACAGTTGCGACAGTTGCGACATGCCCGGCGAGTGGGGCCATGAGGCGCCGGCTGAGCTCCTCCCCCTCACCTTTTGCGACACCCGCGACACCCGCGACAGTTGCGACACCGACACTGCGCATCAGCCCCTCAAAGGCGTCAGCCTGGGGCGGGTCGAGCACAAACGATGTCGCGTCCGGTGTCGCAGACGTTGCGACACCATCAGACCAAGCGAACCCGGCGCTAAACAGGTCGTCGCTCATTCCGCCTGTTCCAGCGGAATGACCATGTAGCATTCTTGGTTGGTTTCGCTTTTGCCGCGCCACTCGATGACGTGCGGCCCGGTCAGCTTCTTCAGGTGATTGTGATCCACCAGCATCTCAATCGCGCGCTTAAGCGCATTGGCAGCCCGGACCTGTGATGGTCCCTTGCGATTGAGGAACCGGACGCCGACAACCGGCAACTCATTTTTTCGAATCCAATCGATCAGCGTGACGGCGTTGGCCGTGTCGTCATCAACGGCCCCGGCCCCATAGAGCCGCGCCGCTTCACTCGCGTAGAACTCGGCCAAGGCAATTCCTGCCTTGGCGGCCTGAACGCTCAATCCATCCCTGATGACCGATGAGCCTCCCTCAAAGAACGCGATGACGGCCGCCAGCCGCGTGGCGTTCTCCGTCATCTTGGAGGCGAAGTCGGCTATATGCTCATACTTCCCGCCGGGCCCGAGGTGGCGTTCGCAATGGTCGCTGAACGCGACGAGGGCGGCCTTGGCCTCGGGCTGGAGCCTGACCAATTTCAGGTCGAGAAGGCGGGTTTCGATATTCTGGTAGGCAAATTCTTGCGTCAGAATGCGCCCGAGGCGCTCATGATAGGCGGCTAGGTCGGCATGGTGTTCGTCCGCGACCTCCTTCCAGAAGCGCGTCCCCTTCAAACTCTTGGGGGCAGCGACCAGCATCCGGCTTAGCAGACCTTGTTCGCGCATAGCGTGATTGCCCAATAGCTTCCCCGCCAAGTTGGGCTGTATCATCAGATGGGCCGACAGCCGCCGCCGATACAGAATGGTTGTCCCATTCTCTTTGTCGGCACGGATGCGCTTGATCGGCGAGCCATCCCATAGCTTGGACAACATGCCGCCGGTCGCGGCCTGGTTATCGTCCTGCATCCCCCAGCCGCCCAGGAAGGTCGCGCCCTCGTCGGAGAAAAGGCCAAGCGCCGGGTTCGCCTCGGCGAACAGGCGCTGCATTCCGGGCCCGGTCGGCTCGTCCACCGTCAACAGGGGCTGAGCGGGCGGAACAGGGGGTTTGCCGATCGCCTCAAGGTTTGATCGGATCTCCTCGCGATTGGCCTTGCCGCTCTTGGCTTTCGTCGTCGCTGCTTTGAACGCGGCGTCGTCGATCGCGTAATCATGGCGGGCCAGCTCGTACCGCTGCGCCAGCAACTCTTCCCGCTCCTTGACTGGCTTGATCGCGAAACCGTCCGATGTCGATTTACGGTCGCCGGATGCGGCGATGGTCACGAAGAACAGGGACACCGGCTTGCCCTGGCCTATGATGGTTTCGACATCGATGAAGCCCTGCGCCGCCAAGGCGGCGCCGGCCAATACGGATTGCGCGGCCAGCGACTGGGGGACCTGAGCCATCGCCTCAATGGCGAGGATGGCTTTGCGCAAGCGATCGCTAAGCGCGAGGATCGGGAATGGCTCAGCTTCCCCCGTGCTCGCCTTGATGTCCAGCGGCTGAGGAACGACGGGATCGGCGTCCCCATAGGATCGATCGAACACGCCGCTCATGACCGCGCCGCCGTCGGAACGGACATGGGCTTCCCAAGCAATTGGTCGTTGAAATCCTTGTACGCTGGATCAGGGAACATCAGACGGACGGCAAGCCCGCGCTCCAATAATGCGGCCCTTGCCTTCTCGACGGCGGCGCGGCCCGGCGCGTCATTCTGTCCGGCGATCGTCACCAGCCGAACGGTGGGAGGATAGTCGATCACAGGCATCATCGCCGTCCCAAGCGCGACGGCGATGGTGCGACCGGGCATTTCCTGTGCGAGCGAAAGCCCGTCCTCAGGTCCCTCGGTCACCACCCATTCGCCGGGCGCGCCGCCGGAAAGGATGACGACAGAGCCACGCGGGCGGCCCAGGCTCAATTTCGACGCCTTGCCCCAGCGCTTGCCGAGGCCATCATCGGTCAGGAATACGCGCTGGACGCCGACGATTACGTTCGCACGGTTGCGCACGGCGAAGACGGCGGCGGGATAAGGTCGCTTCCAGCGCCCATTACTATCCCGGCCGGTCGGCACGACACCGAAGCGAACGGAGGGCGGCAAAGGCATGGTGATGCCGCGCACTTCGCGCAGATACCGCTCGGCTGGCGTGCCGGTCGGATCAATCGACCGGTCCCAGATGAGTTGCGCGTCGGCGATGGCCGCGCGCCGCAGGGCCTCGTCTTCTTCGGCGGCCTTCGCGCGCTGGGCGGGATCGACTACAGGCAGTTCCGCCGCGCCGAGCCATCGCAGGGCTTCCTTAAAGTCGCATCGCTCAACCTGCATGACATATTGGATCAGGTCGCCGGACGCGCCGCACCCGTGGCAATAGAACACGCCCTTGGCGTCGCTGATCTGCATGGAGGGGCTGCGCTCGTTATGGAAGGCGCATAGGGCCATGCGCTCGCCCTTCGATCCGCGCACAAGCTTGCGGGTTCGAGCCACGATGTCGCTTAGATTGTAGCGCTGCTTCGCCTCTTCGACGATCCGCCGGAACTCGGCTTCCCTAGCCGCCGATCGGCGCGGGCCTCGTTGCCCGTTGCGCATCAGCTATCGGCCTTGGCGTGGCCGAAAATCTCCGCCAACGATACACGACCCTCGGTCTCCCGCACGATTGCCTCACGCACGCTCGCCAGTCGAGGGACTCGGCCGTTCGCATAGCGCGCAACAACACTGGCATTCGCTACGCCGATCCGGCCTGCGAACGCGGCTAAGGGGGTGTTGGTCTCCGCCAACCATTCTCGAAGCTGCATAACCTGAAATTATCCTGTGCGGATAATTTGGTCCAGAGGGGGACGGGAATATTTGTTGCGCTGGTGTATCCGTAACGGATAAAGCGGCGGCGAAAGGACTGCTCATGGGCACTTTGCCAACCATCGCCGCTTCGCGACTGCGCGCATTACGGAAGAAAAAAGGGCTCACGCTCGCGGAGGTCGCCGCGCTTGCGGGGGTGACCACCAGCGCCATTCAGAAGCTGGAAACGTCCCAACGTCCGTTGACCTTGGAGTGGATCGAGCGCCTGGCCGCCGCGCTTCAGGTCGACCGCAGCGAACTTGTTGCCGAGCGACTGCCGCACGCGGACGTCTCTCGTATTCCGGTCATCGGCAGAATCGCCGCAGGGAATTGGCAGCAGGCGGTTGAGGACGCGGACGGCGACATGATCGACGTCGTCAACGCGCCCAAGGATGCCTTTGCTCTTCGCGCCGACGGCGACAGCATGAACAAGATCGTGCCCGATGCCGGTTTCGTCGTCATCAATCCCCATGATCGGGATTTGCGCGAAGGCGGCGTCTATGCCGTGATGAACGGCGAAGGCGAAACGACGCTGAAGCGTTACCGGGGCGATCCGGCCCGCTTGGAGCCATGCTCGACCAACCCGGCCCATCACGCGATTCGGCTCGGCACCCATCCTTTCACCGTCATTGGAAGAGCTACGGGCGCGGTCATGCGCCTATAATTTTCCCATCTGGATTAAAATGAGACTTGCGCGCTTTATCCGTTGGGGATAATTCTTGCTCATCAGCCGAGCGCCTCCGGGCCGCAACCCTGATACGGGCAGGATAGGAAAGACGCGCTGAGCCGCCAGATTGGGGCCAGCCTCCGCCGATCCACCTGCATCACACATGTAGGGAGGTTGGCTCATGGCCGCCGAAGCATCACGCGCACCATGCGGGCGCGAACAGACGGCCTTTGCCCAAGCAAAGGCACCTCGTTTCCCTAGCCGTCCGGGCAGCATGGCCGCCGCCGCCGCAATCGCGGCAGGGCGTACCGACACCATGGCAATGGCATGGGTCGAGTTGTGGCAGGCCTGCCGAGGCACTGCGGCTATCGCCGATGACGGCAAGCTGGTTACCTATGGCCCCCTGGTCGACGAACTGACCGCCGAACCTATTCGCGAGGCCGGGTTTTCGCTGTCGAGCAGCGATGAGCAGAGCGGCGCGCTCAAGGCGCTTGCGGCCCTGCTCCACATCGCCGGCCCCCTCGCCGTGGCTGAAATTGTCGCGCTGCTTGCCAGCGGCGACCAGAACCGGGGGGCGTGATGGCGACGCCTTCGAAAATCTGGATTTGCGTCGCAGGCGCGGAAGCCCCTGACTGGGTCGTTGAACGGATGACGACGGCCGACCTGGCCGCAGATGGCAGCTTCGACATTGCCGCCTCTGACGGCGCCGTTAGGGTCGAACCGGGGTTTGCCGTCTTCGAATGTGGCGAGCGGGTGTTCGCCTGTCCGCCGAAGATGGTTCAGGATAAACTTGCCGCCGTTGCCGGCGATGACAATCAGGTCGTTGCCACGCTGGCGCAAAGCACGGAAGCGGCCCGCGAACGCAAGCGCGTCGAAAACGCCACATTGCGGCAGGCGCCAATCGCGAAGGTCGCGGGCGACAAGCCGCTGCGCCTGAAAGCCATGATCGGCTCACCACCGGCGCCGCAATTCGCCTTGGTCAATCACCTGCAGGTCGATGACAGTTATCAACGATCGATCGAAGGTGGCGCGTCGCAGAAGCTGATCGTCAAGATTGCCGAGAATTGGGATTGGCGGCTTTGCCTGCCGCTGATCGTGTCGCGGCGCGACGGCAGCCTCTACGTGATCGATGGTCAGCACCGTCTCGAAGCGGCGAAGCTGCGCGGCGACATTCGCGACCTGCCGGTGGTGGTGTTCGATTTCGATGATCCACGCGCGGAGGCGGAGTTGTTCGTTCAGGCGAACCGGAGCCGCCGGGCGATGAGCAAGCTGGATGATTTCCACGCGGCGGTGATCGCTGGCGACGCGAAGGCGGTCGCGGTCAACACGGTGGTCGAAGCGGCGGGGCTGACCGTCGGGCGCATCCAGGCATGGCAATATTGGAAGCCCGGCGAGGTCGTGTTCGTGACCGCGATTCAGCGCGCTTTGCACAATCAGGGCGCGGCGACGGTCGAAATGGCCCTGGGCATGATCGGACGAGCCTTCGAAGGGCTCGTGCTGACGGGCGTCGGCGCGGTTTTCGAGGGCCTGTGCGCCATCCTCCAGCAGCGCGCGAAGGAAGGCACGCCGATCGACGTGACGCTGATGGAAACGGTTCTCGCCGAAGTCGGCATCCCCGGTTGGAAGGAAGCCGTCGAGGGGGCCGAAAGCGGACAGGAGCGGGCGGAATCGATGCTTAAGGCACTCGCTGCCGCCTATGCCGAAGCGGAGGCAGAATAATGCTGCACCAACATACATCGTTTTTCGGGCCGATGCAGAAGATGCTCGCCCAGGCGATGCACGCGGCAGGGCATACCGACCGCGAGATAGCTGACGCGAACCACACCTCGGTCAACAACATCATTGCGTGGCGGAAGGAAGAGGGCTTGCCCGAACACCTGTCCGCCGACGCCAAGGCGCGCGCCGCCGAGGAAAGCTATTCGCCGCCGGTGCGGCGTCCGGCAACTTCGGCGGCGGTGCCGGGGCTGATTACGCCCGAACAGGCCCAGGTCGACTATGTCGCCCCGGTTCAACCGACCGGAGACAACGCCCTCGAAATCGGCCTGTATCTCGACAAGCCGGTGTTCGTGGATCTCGAAGAACTGCTGACGACGCGGCTCCTGATCCAAGGCAACAGCGGCAGCGGCAAGAGCCACCTGCTGCGGCGCCTGCTCGAAGAATGCGCCGGAATTGTCCAACAGGTCATCATCGACCCGGAGGGCGACTTCGTCAGCTTCGGCGAGGCGTTCGGCCATACCGTGGTGCAGGCCAAGGATTACACGGCGAGCCGCATCCTGAGCATCGCGACGAAGGCGCGCCATTTGCGCGGCTCGGTCGTGCTGAGCCTCGAAGGGATGGAAATCGAGCAGCAGATGGACGCCGTGTCAGCGCTCCTGAACGGCTTGTTCGATGCGCCGCCGGAGCACTGGCACCCGATCCTTGTCGCGATCGATGAGGCGCATCTTTTCGCGCCGACCGGCGACAATGGCGAGGACAAAGAGACGCGGAAGACCAGCCAGCAGGCGGTCGCGAACCTCATGTGTCGCGGGCGCAAGCGCGGGTTGGCGGGCATCATCGCCACGCAGCGCCTGTCGAAGCTGCACAAGAACGTGGCGGCGGAGGCGTCGAACTTCCTGCTCGGACGGACCTTCCTCGACATCGACATTGCGCGCGCCGCCGATCTGCTCGGGCTTCCCCGTGCCCAGGGCGAGGACATTCGCAACCTGAACCGCGGCGAGTTTCTTGGGCTCGGACCAGCCATCGCCCGGCGGCCGCAAAAGGTGAAGGTCGGCAGCGTCATGACCCAGGGCAAGGCCGGGCCGGAAAAGGGGCTGACCCCGCTTCCGAACCTGACCGCCGAAGCCATGCAGTCACTGATGCTCGCCGACGAGGACGAAGACGACGGGGCGAAGGCCCCTCCTGCATTGAGGATCGTGGGATGAGCCACCCAGACACCACCACCGAAACCCGCGTCATGACGCCCGAAAAGCTTGCCCTGATGGTCGAGTTGTTGCCGACGGCCGACAGCCTTCGTGACATCGCCTCCATCTTGAGCGTCCACCTCGACGTCGTGCGCCGCGCATCGGCACCATTTCTCGCACTGATGAAGCTGAACGGGACGCACCCGCAATGCGGATGCGGCAAGGATCGGTTTCATCCCTATGGATGCGCCGACAGCCGCGCCAAAAGCTGGCCCGCCGACTGCCTGCCTGGGCAGACCCGCGCCGGAACTGTCGTGATGCTGGAGCGCCGCCGGGTCGCAGTCGAGATGCTGACGCAAGGGCAACGGTTCTGCGACGTTGATCGTGCCCTCGGGATGCACAAGGGCACCGCGAAATACTATCTTCGCTATCTCACCCCGGACCAGCTCGCCAAGCGCGAGCGCAACCAGCGGGAACGCGCCGCCAAGCCGGTGAGGTGCGCGGCATGACCCAGGCGCTCAACTATACCGTGAAGGCGATAGAGGCTCTCGCCAACTATCCGTGCCCCGGTGCGCCGGGCAGCGCTCAAGGGATGCGCTATGTCGCCGACAAGCTGCGGCAGGCGCAGGTGTTCGTCTTGGGCAACTCCGGTCAGCTACTGGAGCGCGACAAGCCGCGCCCGGAGGTGCCCGCGCTCGTCTTCAAGCCACCCTTCCCGGTCGTCGCGCTCGAATTCGAGGCGAACCCGATCGATTGGGACGAGGGGTATTATACCGCTGCCAAATGCTCGCGGCGCATAGCCCTCGCGTGGGAGTGGTCGAACGATCTGCCTCCGATCTTGCAGGGGTGGAACGCTGGCCGCGACCTGGGGCCGGGTGTCGTCGTTCTGTCGATCGCCTTCTATGACAAGGATCAGTCATGGCTGCCGATCTCGGCGGCGATGCACCTTTCCTACGATGCCGAATGGCGGCGCGATCTGCCCACCTCGCCTTTCCGCGAAGCCATGCGGGCGTCGGGTCGGATCAAGCGTCCGGTGCTCGATGCCGGCACTATGCAAATGTCGATAGTGCCGATCCTGCCCGAGGTGATCGGCGCCACTATTGCGATGGCGGGGCCTGCTGCCACGACCGACCTGTTCGCGGCCGACAACATGGACGAGGTCAATGCCTATACCGACCTCTGCTACGCCCTGTCCTGCTCGAACGTTGGGTATAAGCGACACGACGCGTCGACCGCGCTCAACCGCCAGCGCCTGAAAGCGGGCAAGCTGCCCCTCAAGGATTTCCATGTTCTGGAAATTGGCGGTGGCGAAGTCTTTGACGGCATCGGCGGCGGCGATGGCGGAACGGCCGGCGAGCGGCGCGCGCATTTGCGACGCGGCCATATTCGGCGGCTGCCCGGCAACCGAACGACATGGGTCAACTCCACGATCGTCAGCGGTCACGGCTTCGTTCGCAAGGCGTATTCGATATGACAGAGCGCAGCGAGAAATGTCGCAACTGCATGTGGTGGCACCCGAACGGCAACATCAACGCCACCGGGTCGGAGAACACCCCGGCCGATAGCAATATCGGCACCTGCCACGCCCGCCCGCCATGGCCCTTCCTGATGCCCGGCGGGGGTACGGGAAGCCTCTTTCCGAGAACCTATGCCGAGCGGTTCTGCCGCGACTGGCAGAGCCGTAGCGAGGTGCCGCTGTGAGCCAGCTTACCGACGTGCTGCCCATCAAAGGACGATTCACCGTCCGGGCAATCAACCAGCGGCGGGCAATCCGTCACGATCGGTTCGGCCAGGCCGAAGCCGAAGCCATCCGCCTCGCTCAAGCCAACCCCGGCTCCACCTTCGTCATCTGCCAAGAGGTGGCGACGGTCGGACCGGCAACCAACAGGAGCCGCCGTCCATGACGTTCACCCGCGCCTTGCTGATCGCGTTCATGGCCGCAGAGATCGCGAAGACCGACGACCTGATTCAGCACCTCGTGGTCGTGCTCATCGCCGGCGCCCTGTGGTTCACCCTGACATCCGACCCCCTGCCCGCCGCCGTCGAGCGCGGTCTGTTCGCTTTCGCCAAGAGGTATCGCAATGGCTGACACCACCGCACAATCGATCGACACCGCCCCGCGCGATGGATCGTGGGTATTGGGCTACGTCCCCAAGATGGCAGATACGGGCTACGTCGGCTGGATCGCCCTGACTTGGGGAGATAAGGGCTGGGTAGATGACAATGACGAGAAGCGGGAGCCCAGCCTGTGGACACCGCTTCCCGACCCGCAGCCTGCGGCCACCGGATGGCAGCCGCCCGCCGGGGTGATCCATGTAGAAGAGATCACCGGCAAGGGGTGGAAGTTGAACGGGGTGCCCACCGAAGTACCTTATAGGTGGGCTGTCTATATCCGCCTCCCCGACGGGGAGTGCGACGAATATCGTGAGATGTGGCACTATGTCACATACCCGGAAGCCGAGCGGCGGGCGACGATGTGGCAAGACTGCCTCAGCCTTCCCATCAAGGTCACCTCGCTTGACCCAAATGTGGTGCCGTTCGCAATCGTCGGGTCGGTGCAATGAACCGCAAGCGCCCCAACACGACAGCCACCCACTTTCACCATATCGACCGGGTCCATTCGAAACGGCTGATCGAACTCGCAGACGGCATTTGCGAGAAGGTGATCGATCTAGAGCAGGTCACCCATGCTGAATGCTTAGCGGAGCAGCGCCGGTTGACCGGGGCCGTCGAGCCGCTCCAGCGGGAACTCGCCGCCGCGAAACGCGAAAATCGCGACGCCGACGTGATCCTGATTGGCAACTCTATCGAGGGTCTGAACCGCCGCCTCGGTGCCTGTAAGCTGCGACTGAAAGAGTTGAATGTCCGACGGCGTGGAGAGGGCAAGCGATGCTTGAAGGCCGCGATGCGAGAAATGCTATCCCCTGAACAGGTGACGGCCATTTTGCAGCGCGCGAACGAAATTGAAGCCGAATCTGATCGGCAATGGAAGGGCCAACAATGACCGATCGCAGCCGCGACAACCTGCTGCGCCTCCGCGACGTGAAGGCGCGCACGAAGCTGTCTCGCACCACCATCTATCGCCGCATCGCCGCCGGGACATTCCCGCCGTCCACGCCTATCAGCGCCGGCCTGGTCGCGTGGTACGAAAGCGACATCGACGCCTGGGTTGCCAACCCGATGGGCTGGAAGGCGGCGGCATGACGTCGCCGTCTGCCTTCGATGATCGGACGGCGTCCCTCGATCGCACCTATGAGGAAGCGAAGCGGCACCTTGACGGATTAAAGGCGGAAATCGCTGCGGACAGCCGACCTTGCCGCCGGTGTCGCCACGGAAGCGCCGCTGATTATTCGTTCCAGCAGAAGTGCCGCAACCCGATCTTGCAACGAGGGGAATATGATGCGGTGAAAGGAAAGCTGACCTGGCGCAGTCCTGATTGGGGTGTCGCGCGTCGTCGAGGCGGCGCGTGCGGACCCGAGGCGCTCCTGTTCGAGATCGCGCCGCCGCTCGTGCGTCTTTGGCGGTCAGCCCCCGAGCCATTTCGGTGGGGCATTATAGCGATGGTCGGGCCCGTGCTGTTGGCGCTATCCATCGTCAGCCTCTTCCTGATCCGATAGGGTCAGCTTCCCCGGCGCGGCCCCTCCAATAGACGGTTCGCGGGCGCCATCCCTTCCATGAGAAGGTCGGACCACTCCTGCGACAGTTCGCGCCGCCGCTCCATGTGCCCGGCCCGATCATAGGCTGCCTTCACCTTGTTCTCGGGAACATGGGCCAGCATCAGCTCGATAACTGCGTCATCGCCGACCCGCTTATGCCGAACCGCCAGGCCGTTCATGGTGGTCGAGAACGACGATCGCCAGCCGTGCGGGACGTGCCGCCCGTGGAAGCCGACCCGGTTGTATAGATAGCCTATGGCGTTCTCGCTGAGCGGCCGGTGACTGTGGCGCTGGCCGGGGAAGACCAGACGGCTCCGGCCGGTCAGTCGATGCGCCGCGCGCAGCACGTCGACAGCTTGCCAAGAGAGCGGGATCAGGTGCTCAAACTCTTCCTCGTCCTTCAGGTCCATGACCAGTTTCATGCGCGCCGCCGGGACGCGCCATAGGGCGAGATCGGGCCCGTACCGCTCCCCGGTCCAGTCGATCCCCTCGAATTCCGACCATTCGGCTCCACGGATCATGCCCGGCCGGGATTGCGTCAGCGCCAGCAGTCGCGATGCCAGTTTCGTGACCGGCGCGGCTCCGGACGATTCGGCCGCGATCAGCACTTTCCGCGCCTCGGTATAGTCCGTGAGGGCCGGTTGCCTGCCCTTCTTCGGCAGCGGCTTGAGAGCCTTCGTCACCGACGCCGCCGGGTCGACCGCCACCACGCCTTCGGAAATGTAGAGCGCATACACACCGGAAATGCGCTGGCGCAGCCGCCGCGCCGTCTCGATCGAGCCGCGATCCTCCACCGCGCGCAGCACCTTGAGCACTGTCGGGGCGTCGATCGCCGATAGGGCTTTCCCTCCGATGGAGGGGAACACGTCGCGCTCAAGGCTGGTGATGACGTCCGCTGCATGGACCGGGGCCCATCGGCCCTTCTGCATGTCGTGCCAGGCGCGCGCCGCCTGCTCGAAGGTGATCTGGCGCGCTTCCTCAATGCGCTCTTGCTCGCGCGCCTCCTGAGCACGCTTCCGCGCGCCCGATGGGTCGATGTGCTCGCGGATTTGCCGCCGGGCAGCGTCGCGCCGATCGCGCGCCTCTGACAGCTTGATGTCGGGATAAGGCCCGAACGTCAGCAGCTTTTCCTTGCCGTCGAAGCGGAACTTCATTCGCCAGGACTTCAGCCCGGACGGTGCGACATAGAGGAATAGCCCTCCAGCATCCGCCATCTTATAAGGCTTGTCGCGCGCCGCCGCTTTCTTGACCGCCGTATCTGTCAGCAT